GACCACGCCAAACATGAACAACCAATCAAATTCAGAACCCACCATACCCCGCATGGCGACGCACTCTCACTTGGCTGGCTCAGACCAGCATTTGGCGGAACAGACACGCTTGGCAATACGGCGATACTTGCGATTGAACCATGGCTACCTCAAATCGCCAAAGACTATTCAATCATCTATGGAGAAGGCGACAGACTAGCCAACACGCGTTTCTTTGATTTGTGCAAGGGCATTGGGCAGTTTCACTTGTTCTATCTCAACACTGATCCAGCGTTATGCGCTGAGCGTCGCGCACAAAGATCTTTATTGACAGGCAAGACACAAAACCCTACTTGGGTCAAAGGCAGAGAGACTAAGCACCGCAACCTTGCAATGACTCACAAAGCCTTTGAGATCCCGTCAGGGCTAACACCTACCGCTGGCGCAGATCTCATGCGTAATGTAATCTTTTCCTGATGAATAGGAAACGTACGTGAGAAAAACACCTTCACCAGAACAGATAGACAAAGAGAAGCGGGTGCTTGAATTAAAGCGCTCAGGGGCTACTTGGGACGCTATTGCTGAGGTTGTGGGCTATGCAAACGGATCAGGCGCGTTCAAGGCATACCAAAGAGCAATGGTGCGCACGTTGCAGCAACCAGCAACTGAACTCAGAGATGCTGAGATAGATCGCCTAGACCGACTACAAAGGGCGTATTGGTTTGAGGCGATTGGAGACAGGGATAACCCGCCTGTTCACAAATCAGCAGAGATTGTTTTGAAGATTATCGACAGGCGCGCAAAGTTACTTGGGCTAGACGCACCAACCAAGATCCAAGCAGAGGTGGTTTCGTATGACGCAAGCGGAATTGAAGCAGACATTGAACGCATCGCCTATAACCTCAGAGGAATGGATCAGGGCAGCACGTTGGCGCTGGAAGCAGGAACAAGCACGGAAGGAACAATTACCACCTGAAGGTGATTGGAACATTTGGTTGTACATGGCTGGACGCGGTGCAGGTAAGACACGCACGGCAGCAGAGTGGCTTGCTTGGGAAGCAGTAAGCCAACCCAACACGCGCTGGGCGATAGTTGCACCAACATACGGTGACGCAAGAGATACATGTGTTGAGGGTGAGTCAGGGGTATTGACTATCTTGCGACGATACAAAGCGCTGAAGGATTGGAACAGATCACTTGGCGAGATCCTTTTGACCAACGGATCGCAAATCAAACTCTTCTCAGCAGACAAGCCTGATCGTTTTCGTGGTCCACAGCATCACGGCGCATGGTGTGACGAGTTAGCAGCGTACAGATACTCAGATGCTTGGGATCAGTTGCAGTTTGGTATGCGATTGGGAGATAAACCGCGCATTGTTGTCACCACGACACCTAGACCTACCGCGCTGATTAGATTACTAGCAGGGCGCAATGACGGATCAGTAACAATCACTCGTGGATCTACTTTTGACAATGCTGCCAACCTTGCACCTTCAGCCTTACTTGAATTGGAAGCCAGATACGCGGGAACACGCTTGGGACGGCAAGAGTTGTTTGGGGAGATCCTGGACGACGTTGAGGGCGCATTGTGGACTAGGGGACTTATTGAGCGCAACAGGTTGCAGAAAGCACCAGCAATGTCACGGATAGTTGTGTCTATCGATCCAGCAGTGACCAATACCAAAGATAGTGACGAGACAGGCATCATTGTTCTAGGATCTGACGCGCAAGGGCATGGATACGTGTTGGGTGATTACTCTTTCAAGGGATCTCCACTTGATTGGGCAAGCAAGGCTGTGTCGGTATTTGACGAGTGGAAAGCAGACTCAATCCTGGTTGAAGTTAATCAGGGCGGTGACATGGTGAGTGCGGTGTTGAAGCAGATCCGATTAGGTCTGCCAATCCGAGAGGTGCGAGCGCACGTGGGTAAAAGATTACGCGCTGAACCCGTTGCAGCAATGTATGAGCAGGGACGTATTCACCACATTGGAGAGTTTGCCAAATTAGAGGATCAGATGACTGTGTGGACACCTGACGACCCAGACTCACCAGATCGAATTGACGCAATGGTGCAGGGCTTTGCAGACCTGTTGGGGACGCAGAACATTGCTAACTACTTCAATGCCATTGCTAACTTTTGCCCAAACTGCAACCTACCTAACCCAAAATCCTCAGCGATGTGTTTGAAGTGTGGAAGCGCTATCATTACACCAGCCGTAGGATAAGGGCAAACAATTTAAGGGGATACACGTGGGTCTATTGGATCGTATCGCACAACAAATCGCATCACAGATTGAAAAGCGCGCATTGCCAGCAGGTGCGGTAACAATGACAGAGCAAGATATGCGCAACGGATCTATTGGACAGTCATACGGCAACAACGCACCGCTATCGCGTGAAACATTTGTGCCTGTGGCGTTTGGTCCAGGTGTACCGATTACTCCAGGTGCGATCAACCCATTGCGCGACGACGGGCGACCAGACCCACGCAGATACGAATTCCAAGTTGCACAAAACATCAACATCACTGAAACACGTCTCATACCTTTCAAGACTTTACGAGCAGCAGCAGATCAGATCGACATTCTGCGACGCTGTGTTGAAGTAAGCAAAAGCAAACTTGTTGGATTGGATTGGGACATTGTCCTGGCAAACGACGCATCAGAAAAGATTGTCGCTGCTTCAGGTGGAGATCACGTCAGAGCAATGGCGAAAGCGCGTGAACAATTTACCGACGAGATCAACCGCATACGTGAGTTCTGGGAAAACCCAGACCGCAGCAATGGTTTGACATTTTCAGATTGGTTGATGATTGCAGCAGAAGAGATCTTGGTCATTGACGCATTAGCAGTATGGCCACAAAAGAGTGTTGGTGGAGATCTTTACGGGTTTCAGATCCTAGACGGCTCAACTATCAAGCCAATGTTGGACGATAGAGGTATGCGACCAGCGCCACCAAACGTTGCTTTCCAACAGATCTTGTACGGATTTCCACGCGCTGAATTTACTGCAAACGACGATGACCCAAAGGCTGACGGCGAATTTACTTGCGACGATTTGGCGTACATGGTTCGCAACAGACGCGCAATCAGCACATACGGCTATTCACCAGTTGAGCGAGCATTGCCGCTGGCTGACATTTACCTACGCAGACAACAATGGATCAGGTCTGAATACACTGACGGCGTAATTCCAGATTTGATGTTCACAACAACAGCAGACTGGGGTAACAATCCAGACTTGTTGAGAGCGTACGAGAACATTCTCAATGACGATCTAGCGGGACAAACAGAGCAGCGCAAACGCGCACGACTATTGCCAACAGGTCTAGTGCCAGTAACCAATGACGGCTATGGCGAGAAATTTAAAGACACGCTTGACGATTACTTGATCACATCTATTTGCGGACACTTTGGAGTGCAGCCTGCTGAAATTGGATTTGCACCAAAGGGCGGTTTGGGCGGTGCAGGGTTTGAGGAAGGGCGCGCTGGCAACGCTGAGGCGCTAGGTATTCAACCACTGGCTAACTGGATCAGCAAAATGCTTACCAACCTTTCGTACACTTACTTGGGTATGCCGCGTGAATTAGAGTTCAGGTTGATGACAAGCAAGCGCATGGACAATGAAGAAAACGCGCGCAAGAACCAGATTGAGATTACATCAGGCGGTAAGACAATCAATGAACGTAGATCTGAAATGGGATTGCCTTTACTAGACACTCCACAAGCAGATATGCCAATCCTTGTTAGCGGTGCGGGTATGTTCTTGTTCAGCCCTGACGGATTGATCAACGCTGCTCAACTCACAACAGCCCCAGCGCTGGAAGGATCTGAAGCAACAGCAGTTGAAGAGCCTGAAGCACCTGAAGAAGCCATTGAAGAAGAAACGCCAGTGACGATTGAGACTGTCAAAGAGGTGCAAGCCTTTATGAAATGGGCAAAGAAAGGCGACAGGGGCAGGGACTTTGAATTTAAGACTATTGACCCTATTGTGGCTGAGGCGTTGAACCAATGCGTGTATGACGGGGACTTGGATACTGCCAAAGCCTTAGCGAAAGCGTATTTGGCATGAGGTTAGGCGCACACAAGGCTGATGTGCGCATAGCAGCAAACAACGCGCGTAAGATCCAAGCAGCACTGCGCCAGGGTGTAGACGCAAAACGGGTCATTGCTGCTTATCGCAAGACTCAACCTGCCGAGTCAAAAAACCCTACGCAAGACCGCGCACGGGCAAGATCCTGGGCAATGCTCAACATGAGAATTAACAATGAGCCTTTGCTGGAGATCCTGCAACGCACTTGGGCAGACGGGTTTGTGCTGGGACAGGCTTACGGCGATGACGAGATCAAGCGCGCACGTGAGGCAAAGAAGGCTGACACCAATGACTACATTGATTGGGATAACTGGAGACCAGGTGACGCTGCAACGGCAACATTATTGCGACCACCCAAAGCATTTCAAGAGTTACTAGGCAGAGCAAGAGTCACAATCAAGGATCTTGACCAGACAGGCTACGACAGAGTTGGCACTGCGCTGGCTGACAGTATTGCTCAGGGACTATCTGACACGCGAGCAGCCAGACTTATCAATGACGCGATTGGCAACCCTGCGCGAGCGCTATCTATTGCTATCACCGAGACTAACCGCGCAATGTCGTTTGGTGCAATCAGCCGATACCAAGCAGCCAACCTTGAACAAATGGAGTGGGCTGTCTCAGATCCTTGTCCT